GTATAATAATAACCATTGTCTAAAGTAATTGAACCACCATTATGTCCATAAGATTGTTGCATACATACTGCAGTACCGTTACCAGTAGCGGTGGTACCAGTACAGCGTATGTTTACCATATTTTGTTCAGCTAATTGATTTTCGGTTAAAAAGCGTTTCGTATAATCAGGAAATTGATTATGTGTCTTGGATTGAATTTCATAAAATAGGTGATCGAATTCAGTGGAATATACAGCATTTTTCATAGAAAATTTTTCGAAATAAATATTACCATTAACAGAAATTTTGATGTCGTCACCGTCGGCAAGAATACCGTTGGGGATGACATGGTAGAATCCCATGAGCCAGTGGTTACGAAGACCAACCATTGTGAAATTACCACGTGAAGTAGTAATAGTCGCAACAGGAAGATCGCCATTAGCAGCAGCCACTAGAGCATCGGATGCAGAACCCATACCAGAATTTGTATATTTAGGGGTACGCCAATGTTTTTTGTCTTTGGAGCTGTTCCATCTAGCCTTGCTACCAGAATTAGGTGAAGCAGCAATAAAAAATGATGTAATAGAAGATGGTGAACCAAATAACCAACGGCCAATAGAAATAACAGAGAAAATTAAAAATGAAATAGTGAGGCCAGTCATAAAACCAGAACTGAGACCGTCTTTAATACGAGAAAAAGCATTAGTTACTAATTGAGTAAATGTAGGTGGATTAGGAGTATATTCAGAAGCATATTCAAGATATAAGTGATTAAAACGAGCATATGAGGCATGTGCAGCGAGTGAATAATGTGATACAATACGAGTAATATAATCATGAGTGCTTTCTTCATCACGTCGGCAAAAAGTTTCAGAAATTGTACAATTTAAATTTTCATTAGCGGACTGAAAACTAGCATCAGAACTAATAGAATTACGGCGAGAATTTGAAGAATCATATTGAGAAATAGGAGGTGATGAAGGCGGTGAAAAATCAACAAAAGCAAGTGGTGGTGGGAGTGAACTAGTTTCACTCTGAGGAAGCAATAATGATAAATGTGAAGATTGTGTAAGAGGCAAAGAAACTGTGTCAGAATCATCGATTGTATTAGAAATTTTGTTGTGCAAATCGTGAATATCTTTAAAAGCGTCAGTTTGAGAAAATGGAACTATATCATCTAGTGAATTGGAAAGCGAAATAACAGGGGGAGAATTAGCGGAACTTTCAGTCGAAGTCGTAGGGATCGATGTGTTGAGTATCGACTGAAAGTTCTGCATAGCTGAGGTAGAAGTAGATGATAGTGTGGGATTTTTAGATTTAGATTTAGATTTGCGGGGCTTTAAACTGCGTCTATGGGAGGCACTAACCAGGGGGGTCGAATCGGATAGTAGCCATTGACCAATAGTGTCTTGAATGGAAATTTCTTCTTGGGGAATGCAGTTCATTGAAGCAAGGGCACGTTGTAGAATAGTCTCGGGTGAAAAGTCTTCATTTTGTTGTGTTTTGGTGAGTAATTTAGTGACGACGTCTTGATGGTCATCATAGCGTTTTTGTATGAATTGACATAATTCGTCATATTTTATCCAAGGATAAGAAATGAGAGAATTAGCTGGATCACAACCAGGAAGAATTTTGAACCGAGCCCATTCCATTCTATCAACTTCATCTTGTGAATATTGGGTCAAATCGACGTTGCGTGATCCCTCTACAAATTTGGCAGAAGAACTAACAGCAACTTCAACAATAAAATTTCGGCGGCGTTGAAAAGCATTGGGGTCAACATGAGGTCGATTATAAAGTGTATTATTAGCAGTAATTACAATTTTGGGGGTAGCAGAAGAACCTTTTACACCAATTACGGGATTATCAACAGAAGCAAGTGGTGGCATGAATTCAGAAGAGGAAACCAATGTTAAATATTCACGAGCAATGTTTTTGTTACGATCATCACTCGGATTACCAATTAAAAATTCGTCATAAATTAACATGTTTTGATTGCAATAACCATCCCAAGTATCACTCGACATAGGTCGGTAATACACGTCAGGAGTATCAAAACCAAGGACATTAGGCAAACGGGACAAAAACACACTTTTACCAACACCACCAGGACCAGCAAGATGAAACGAAAATGGGATTGTTCGTTGTCTCTTGCCACTGTGGAAAGCGGTGGTAACCATGTGTTTCTTAATTAAATTTGTGTAAGTACCAATTATAAGGGAGCGAGTTTTAGGTTCAACTAGAGGTAATAAACGATGGGCTTCATTAATGCAAATAGTTAATTGTTCGTGATAATATTTGGAAGAAAGCATTTCAGGTAGCATAGAAACTCGAATTAGGGCATTAGCTTTAGGGGTCCAATTAGTGGCATCGAATTCAGCATTCATAGATTTGGAACCGTATTTACGCATAAAAGAATATTGAATTGAAGTGGGAAGCAAATAAATGAGATTGTGAGCAAAATTTGTTATAACGGTTCCACCAGCAGCAAGTAATGTTAATGTACGTAAGTGAGTAGTTAATTCGCGAGAAGTAGTAGAGCCAATACCACCAATTAAAAAAG